TGGTGTTTTAAAGGAAAAAGATTACCCAATCTTGAACATCAGCTTATTAACGTAGATAAAGAAATTGAAGAGGTTAATGCAGGAATAGATTTGTTTGATAAAATCCTGGATAAAGTAGACTGCAAAGAACGCTATATCCTTGCAGGAAATCACGATGAGTGGTTGGATCATTTTGTAGACAAGCATCCATATTTAAAAGGATATAATTTTAAAGAAGCTTGTAAATGGAAAGAAAGAGGATATAAGTATTTTCCGTACAATAAACCATTAAAAATAGGCAAGCTTAATTTTATACACGGAGCATATGCTACTACGTATCATGCTAAAAAACACTTAGAAGCTTATGGATCTAATATTGTATATGGCCATACGCATGACATACAAAGACACAGTTTAACAAAATTAGATTCAGGTACAATAGCAGCATGGTCTATGGGATGTTTAAAAGATATGTCTCCTAAAAAAAATAAATGGTTAAAAGGCAGGTTACATAATTGGAATCATTGTTTTGGTATTGTTACGTTTTTTGATAAACCTAAAGGCAATTTTCAAATGGAACAGATTGAAATACTAAACGGCAAATGCACATTCTGGGGAAAAGAGTTTCATGCCTAAACGTATTTTACAAATAAAAGATTTTAGCGGTGGAATCAATACGTTAAAAGACCCTGCAGATATTGCTGATAATGAATTGGCAAATATTGAAAATTTAAGTGTCAAAACACAAGGGTCTATTACACCTGCTTATTTAAATACAGATGCTTCTAACAATAAAATAAGTGGATATAGCAATAATACCATTGCTACCATAAACGCAGGATACGGATTAGGGTATTTTGAAACGGATCATGTACGAGATCCAGTTACAGTTACACAAACAAGTAGCATTGGAGGGGTATATACAGTTGGAGATGGAGCTATTTCAGGCGGTACAGCTAGAACTGGGTTTGCAGTATATAGGCATAATACAAGTGGTATTTATAAAGAAATTGAATATAGAATTACCAACACACAACAAGATTTAGCAAGTTCATTTCCGATTGGTACTATATTAAAAATTGAAGCAACAGGTTTTCCAATTGGGAATGGTATAACAACATCAGGTCAAGGTATTTATTTTGTTGTAAATCATAATGGAAATAATATTATTGTAGATCGTCAAATTAACATGCGTGTTGATTCTACTACAGCAAATTTTTGGGGAGGAACATTAACAGGAACTTCATTAGGAGATCAAGTAATTTTACTTTCTAATCCTGCAGATCATAAAATTGATGTGTATTCAGCTAACTCATCTTCAAATTGGCTAAATGATGCTATTACGTTACGTTCTGATGCAACAAATATAACATCAAAAGTAAAATACTATAAAGTAGAGGATGAAATACGGTGTTGTGATACTGCAGATAAAAACGATTGTAAAATTCAATGGTACGGTTGGATACAAAGAAGGCATTTTGAGGTTTCAGGAAATGGATCTTCAACTGATACAAATACTTATACAGGTTATTATGCTAAAGACAATACATTAGCTCCTCCTACAGAAGATGATTTAACCAGTGCTTCTACTAATTCACCTGCTAATTTTACTACGTACCCTAATAGTGCAGGTACAGGTTTTGAGTTTAATATTATTACTCATACAGATGTAGATGGAACAATTTCTGCAACAACTTATGAATTGGCTTCTACATTTATTTATGATGGCAATCAAGAATCTTTACCGTTTAAGTACGCTAATACTCATACAATAGCAAGTGAAAATGATTTATGTGCTTTATCATTAAACGTAAGTGCAAAAGGGCCATATGATCCACGTATATCAGGAGGTAGAATTTATATTCGTGAGTTAGGTACAGATTCAGAATACATTATGTTACTAGACATTGATTTAACAAAAGGATGTAGAACAAAATTTTCAGATGATTATACTGAGTGGCATGATGCAGGTAGTAGTCAATATAATTGTCCAACTGCAACAGCTACTGCTAATTTTGAAGTTACCGAATTTGGTTTATTAACGTATGAAATTATTAACGGATTTTCTTCTAGTATTTTTAGTAACTATATAGGAGACCAAGGGGAATATTGGAAAGATTCTGTTGTTGCAAATAATAGAGTATTTGTTTGCAATGTAACTATAAAAGATGAAAACACAGGTATAGATAAAGAAAACGCTACTTTAAAAAAATATTCTGACAGGATTATGTATTCTATGCCCAATCGTTTTGACACATTTCCATATCATAATTATATTGAAGCCTCTAAAGGAGATGCAGATGTATATACAGCAATAGATTCTTATGGAGACAGATTGCTTGCATTTAAAAATCGTAGTGTAGATATTATCAATATTTCTTCACCAGATGATGCAAATTGGTTTTTAGAAGAAACAAAACAATACATGGGAGTAAGTTGGCATGAAGCAGTAAAACGTACTCAATATGGATTGTTATGGGTAAATGAACAAGGTTTGTTTTTATACAACGGTAATCAAATAATTAACCTAAAAGAAAACAAAATTGATAATGAAACTTGGATTGCTTTTGTTACATCTACCTCTGCTATATTGTACGATGAAAAATCATCTCTTGCTTATATTACAAGATCGTATGCAGGTTCTGCAACTGGATATACTGTTGATTTAAAAAAAGGTACTTTTGTTAAGACTACTAATTTTTTATTGGTAGCAAACAATGCATCTAATTCTGTTGATACAGAAGACAATGTTTTAATTGCATATGATGCTGGTAGCAGTATTGATATATATCAATTGTATCGAACTGAAGTAGCAAACACTTGTGATTTTCAAACAAAAGATTTTGATTTTGGAGATCCGTCTATTTCTAAAAAAGTGTATGCAATTTATGTTACGTATAAATCCGATGGTGCATTAACTAATTATTTTACATTAGTAGAAGACGATGGCACTTCTCATTCATTAAGTGGCACAATTGCTGCTTCTTCAAGTAATTATGCAACCGTTAAGCTTACTCCTAGCTCTCCTGTGACTTGCAATAAAATATCGGTTAAGTTTGATTCAAGTAGTAATGCTAGAAAATTATTTATAAACGATATTGGTATTGAGTATAGATCACTAAAAAAGAGAGCTGCTTAATGGATCGCATAGCAAGATTTATACAAAACAAAAAACAAAATAAAATACAACAAGTTAGAAATCAGCCTTCTGTTAATTCTATGCGTGAAGGAGAAGAAGTTTTGTATTTACATAAGAATGGTCAATTAATGCGATATAGAAAACAACAAGGTAAACTATGGAGCACACCTATGTCTACTGATGGAAACTTTCATATTGAAAAACAATTAATATCAGATTCTATTCAATCTAATGCTATACATGGTAATCAAGTAGATGCTCATAACTTAATATTTACTCAAGGAAAAGACTTAACAATAAGTAGTGGTGCAATAACTATTACTCATTCTCTTCATAGAATAGATACACAAAGCGGTGCTTCGTCAGACAATTTAGATAATATTAACAACGGTAAAGAAGGACAATTATTAATATTAAAAACAACAAATAGTTCTAGAGATGTAACCATTAGACATGACGAAGGAAACATATATACCAATGGAGAAAATGATATTGTATTAAACACAATTGAAGATACAGTAATGTTATTTTATTTTGGATCAAGTTGGTATCAAATTTTAAAATCAGATTCAGGAGCATAGAGAGGATATTATGTCATTAGGAAACTTATTTTTACAACAACAAATGGGTGAAACTCAAAGAAGGATAGAGGCTAAACAAGCTGATGAACAAAAACGAAGAGAACGTGCAGGATTATTTTCATCGTTTGGTGGAGGTATTGGTGGACTCTTAGGTGGACTGGCAGCAGGTGCTTTAACGGCTGGTACAGGTGGTTTAGCAGGAGCTGCTTTATTAGGATTGGGAGCTACAGGTGGATCTTTATTGGGTGCTAGAGCAGGTTTAGAATTAGGAGATGGTAGACGTGGTGATGCTGTAGGTTTAGGTAAAAATGTAGATATGTTGACTGGAAAAACAAAAGAGTTTAGTCAAACTATTAAAGATAGATATAGAAGAGATATTGATGATTTTCAAAGATCATTAAATACAAACATACTAGGACAAGCAGTAAATACAGGTTTAAAAGCAGGGGCGTTTGCATTTGCTAATCCAGCTATACAAAAAGGATTGGGTAAAGCTAGAAACTTTGTATCTGGGAATCAATTGCCTACACCAGCAACAGCAAATATAGCAGGAGCACAAGCATATCAACCTGCAGGAATGGGGTCAGATACATTGATAGGGCCAGCTAGAGCTATGCAAGCTCCTATGCAAGGGCCATCTGTTCCAAATAATTTGTTAAATATGACATCTACTCCTGCACCTTCTATGGCAGGAATGGGGCCATTATCTAATCAAGCATTTGATGCAGCATCTGCTGTTTCCAATCCTTTGTTGCCAGAATCAGTAACAAATATATTAGGTCAATCTACAAATTATGCACCTACAGTAAATCCTCAAGCATATGGAAATGCTATGAGTAGGGCAAATTATATGAGAAGTTTAGGATTGAACTTACCATCAAGTTTAGGAGGAGCAGGGTAATGCACAGACCAGATCATATTATGGATACAGGAAGATCAATTGAAACAGATGCTCTTGGAAATATCGCTGTTCCTAATCAACAAACTAATTACAACCCAACAAATCCAAATCCTTATCAATTTAATTGGGATCAAAATACTATTAATCCTTATATCCAGCAAGGAAGTCCAATTAATAATCCAGCAGGGCAAAATCAAATACAATTTTTAAGTGAACAAGGTATTACTGTAGCAGGTTTAGATGAATCTAGTTTAGCATTTTTACCTAGTATGGATAGGTTAAATACTGCATACGATAGAATGAATACTCAAGTAGGTATGGCAAGAACTGGACTTGGGTTTGATTTAGGTGCTCAACAATTATCAGGACAACAAAATTTATTGAATATGACTGGTGGTATGGGACTATCTAGTATGGGTAGTGGCTTTGGAGCACAGGGAAGAAATATGGCTAGTAATCTTGCCAATACAAACCAAGCATATCAAACAGGTTTAAATCAATCTATGGCAGGATTTCAATCGGATATATTAGGTATGCAGTATGATTATCAAGATGCTCAAACAGATTATCAAGATGCATTAACAACAGCATTAGGAAATATTATGGCATCTGGTGAAGATCATTTTAAGGTAGCGTATACTGGTAATACTGCAGGTACAAATTCAGTAAATCAAAACGGAAGTAGTGATTCAATGACAGATTATTATGATAGTCTATATGGATAAAAAATTAAATAGGAGTTTATTATGGCAGTAGATCCAGCAATGGTAGGTTTTCAAGTTGTTGATAACTTACAAAACACATTACTAAACTATGTAATGCAAAACAGAAGAATGCAGTCTCAAGAAAGACAGTTCAATACTCAAATGAATATGGAGCAAAATCGTTTAAATGAAATGGCTAGACAAGCTAATATTCGAGAAGGACGTTTGGATAGGCAGGAGCAACGTATTATAGACAGAGATAAAGCTGGAGCAGATACATTTCGTGAGTTTTTTAATGTAGAAAAAACCAAACGTGAAGCAGATAAGTATAAACGTGATCGTCTTGAGTTTATTACAAAACAAAGAAAAGATCCAATGCGTACAGACTTATTAAGCATTGGTGGCTATACTCCATATGGAGATCCTTTAGGAATTACTGGTGGTAAAAAAGAATACGAAAGACGTGTGGAAGATTTACTGACAAAAGAGTTTGAAGGTAGAAGAGGTAAGATGCCAGAAGTATCTGTTCCTACGTTACCTGATTATGGTTTTGTTCCTCAATATGCACCTGAATTGTTATCTCTATACAGACAAAACAATCCAAATAATATTCTGAATCAAGCACAATTAAATCAATTATTACAGAGGTTGGGAGGATAGAATGGATCCATATCAAATAGTACAATTAATAGA